TTTGATCATGCACGGAGCAACTCCAAGCTGGACAAGACAAACTGATGATGCATTAAAACAACAAGGTAATAACTGATAGCATTACTATATTGATGCCATAGTATCTAGCATGGTAAACTGTGTATCAAGCTAGGAACACAATATGGCTATAATACCAGATTTTTCAAAGGTAGCATATTTTACAGACATCCATTATGGAATGCGAAACAACTCGCGAGAGCATAACGACTCTTGCGAGAAGTTTGTTAAATGGATGATAGAGCAGGCTGAAGATCAAAATATAAAAACCTGTATATTTGGCGGTGATTGGCACCATGTAAGGTCTGCTATCAATATATCTACCCTCAATTATTCAGTTAGTGGTCTCAAATTCATTAACGATTATTTTGATAACACATATTTTATTATTGGTAACCATGATTTATTTTATCGTGACAAATATGAAATACACAGCCTTCCTTACATCACACAGTTTCCAAAAATTCATGTAATAGATACTATTACTGAGATCGATGATATTGCCTTTGTTCCTTGGTTAGTAGCAGATGAATGGAAGAAAGTACCAAAAATACAATCTAGTTATATGTTTGGACATTTTGAACTACCGAGATTTAAAATGAATGCTATGGTTGAAATGCCTGACCATGGGTTGTTAAATTCAGAACATTTTGCCAATCAAAAACAAGTGTTTTCTGGACATTTTCATAAAAGGCAAAACAAAGGAAAAATATGGTATACAGGAAATGCATTTCCTCACAATTATTCCGATGCTTGGGATGATGACAGAGGAATGATGATATGGGAGCCCGGCAAACCTCCGGAGTTTATACAATGGCCAGATTCTCCAAAGTACAGAACCTTAACACTGAGTCAGGTTATTTCTGCTCCAGAAAAATATGTAGACGACAAAACCTATGCTAAAATTGTTATAGACATAGATTCTAATTATGAAGATATAAATTTCATTCGTGAATTGTTAGAAACTGAACTTATGGCTAGAGAAGTTCAGATGATAACATCAAAAGTAGATGATCTAGACATTGCCGAAGATGCTGAAATTAATTTTGAAAGCGTAGATACCATAGTAATAAGTCATTTAGAAAGTATAGACAGCAATACTATTGATAAAAACGAATTGATACGCATATATCAGGAAATCTAATGCTAACAATCAAAAATGTAACTATGCGCAACTTTTTAAGTTGCGGTAATGTAACTCAAACTGTTGAGCTTAATAAAAACAGCCTCAGCCTTGTTCTTGGAGAAAATTTAGATCTTGGAGGCAACGGCAGTAGAAACGGAGTTGGAAAAAGCACAATCTTACAGGCAATATCGTTTGGATTATACGGACAAAGTTTAACTAATATCAAAATCAACAATCTTATCAATCATATCAATCAAAAAAATATGATGGTATCTATTGAGTTTGAAAAAGATGGACATAGTTATCGACTCGAAAGAGGTCGAAAACCAAATTTCTTTAGATACGTAGTTGACAATAAAAATGTATCTGATGATTCAACTGACGAAGCGCAAGGCGAAAATCGAGAAACTCAAAAAGAAATCGATAAGATACTGGGTATGAGCCATACTATGTTCAAACATATTGTGGCATTAAACACATATACCGAGCCTTTTCTCAGTTTAGGTGGAGGTAAACAACGAGAAATTATTGAAGAACTTCTTGGTATAACACAGTTAAGCCAGAAAGCAGAAAATCTCAAAGAATTAGTAAAAACTACCAAACAATTGATCGATCAAGAAGAATTTCATATCAGAACCATTAAACAAAGTAACGAACGAATTCGTTCGACAATGGATGATATTAAGCGAAAAGCTGATGCATGGGATACCAAACAACTAAACGACATGCAGGAGCTGGCAAAGGCCATAGAATCACTAGAGCTGCTGAACATTGAAACTGAAATACAAGCACATCGTGATCTCATTGAATATAATCAAAAGCTTACATCTCAGAAGCAGCTATCTAGAGATGTAGCCCTGCGCGAGCGCCATCACAATCAGCTTACTGCCCAGCTTAATCTAGCAGTTGAACAATACGTTAAGGTATCAAACCACGAATGCCCTACCTGTGGCCAAGAGATGCACGATGCCAAGCATGAAAAACTCAAGACATCATTAGAATCAAAGATTATGGATCTACATCAACAATCTAATGCTGATATCACCGAGTTAGATCTAGCCAAATCTCAGCTATCCATTGTCAATAGCTCACTGGCATTAATGACACAGCCAATTACGGTTTATAACAACCTTGAGCAAGCTTTAGATCATCGAAACACGCTTGACCAGTTGGTCAAAGAGCTCGAACGGTTAGCATCATCTGAAAATCCATATAACGACCAAACAGAAAGCCTTGCAGGTACTATGCAAGAAGTCACATACGACAATCTAAATACCTTGGTAAAAAATCGAGAACACCAAGAGTTCTTATTGAAACTACTAACCAACAAAGACAGTTTCATACGTAAGAGAATTATTGATCAAAATCTTGCTTATCTAAATGTTCGTTTAAATGAATATCTAGATAAACTGGGATTGCCACATCAAATCAAATTCATCAATGATCTATCAGTAGAAATTAGCCTGTTAGGACAAGATTTAGATTTTGATAATCTCAGTCGAGGAGAACGCACACGTCTGATATTAGGATTAAGTTGGGCATTTAGAGATATTTTTGAAAATACTAACCATGCTATCAACCTTGTATTTGTAGACGAATTACTTGATGCTGGTATGGATTCAGCTGGTCTAGAAGGTTCAGTAGAAATACTCAAAAAGATGGAAAGAGAGCGCAATAAAAACGTATTTGTTATTAGCCATCGAGAAGAGTTAATCAACCGAGTCAGCAGTATACTTTCTGTAATTAAAGAAAATGGATTTACATCATTCTCCTGGGATCATGTGCCGGGAGTGTGAAATATTCTGTAATTAAAGAAGGTATATTCATTAGAATTGATCAGACTGATGCCTAAATCACATTTAATAAGATATTAAATCTATGATTTATTAAGGTTCAATTTACAATTATCAAAATGATATCGTTGCATGTTACCTACACCTCCAATTTTTTGGCAATGCGGACAGATAACCTTACGTTTAGGTTTACCTTTACTTGCTGCTGACATACGATTTTTTGTATCTTCACTCTTTGGTTTACCTTTTGTAGATTTGCTGATATTTTCTTTCCATGCTACGACTTCGTCATTTGTCATTTTATAAAAACAAGGTTTACCGAACATATGATTATCGATACCCGTTCTAGTTCCTTTATTAGCGGCGGATATTTTTTGTTTAACAAAATCTGGTCTAGGTTTACCATATAGAGGATGTAGTACTCCGGTATATCTTGGTATATGTCTCAATATATTTTTAATTTCTTCGGCTTTATCTTTTCCGTATAATTCTTCAAACGTTTTACCAAACATGGGATTATTTTGTCCTCTTTTGTGAGTATCTAGCCATTCTTGGTATTGTTCCGAAGTTTTATTTCTTTTTGTTGGGCAATTGTCACCTCTGAAATATAAATTAAGTCTTTCTTCTTTTTGTTCATCGGTTAATTCTTGCCATCGTCTACGCATCTTCATTTTTGTTTCTTCGGAATGTTCTATCGGCGGTAGAAATTTTATAGCATTTATATGTTTATTATAGAATTTTTTAGTTATCCCATCAGACAGTGTTGCCCTGAGAACATCTTCTTTAATTTGAAACTCTACCTCTGCATAATGTAACGATCCGCGAGTTTTATGTAGAGATTCAATTTCAAATATATAATTAGATTTTCCTTTTAATAGAATCATTTCATTTAATGATACTGACGATCCTGTATATGATTTCCAATCAGATTCTGAGATTATTTTCTTGCGATTTATACGACCTTTTATTATTTTTCGTTTAGTTTTAGTGAATTGTTTTTTACCGATATATTGTCGACCAGTGTCAATCTCGCTTATTCTATAGATAAATCCAAACCAATTATCTGGATTAAAATCAACTCTACTGAACCAATGCCCGTACTCCATAATAAATTCCTATATTAATATTTAGGCAGTTATTTATGCCTAAATAAGAAAATCAGCAATTTTTCTTTCGCCTGCATTTCCTTTGCTTTTGCCTTTATTGGCCATATTCATCTCCATTGGTAAGGAACATTGACATGATTGACCTTGCACCTTTACACTAAACAAAAGGATAGCATCATGATAGATTCAAAATCAAATACGGTAAGAAAGAAGACTGTCTACCAAAAAACATTTGAGGTAGATGTTTCAAAAGAAACTGATAACCATCTTCGCTATTTTATCAAGCAGGAGCTTGGCTATTACAATGCTGTTGTTGAACAGCTTACTCCTCGGCTGCGAGCATTTCCGCACACAATAATGAGTATCAAAGATCGAGAAAAAAAGATCTGGGAACTTTGTGCCGAAAACGGTGTGCAAGCAACCATGTTAATTTCTCATCCAGTAGCACAATGGCCTAAAAACCTGCAGCCACATGGAGGATTGATATACGAACTAGATGGTAGTAAAAAAATTACCACTGAGATGGCAAATGTTTTAGACATTGCTGCATCAGCGGCCAGGATACATCCATCAGTTAGGAAGAATATCAGTAGTGAAGTTCTTCGATATGTACAAGCTCAAGCCGAGTCATTTGCATCAGCACAAAAAACAGAAGGATTTAAAGCACCAGTACAATTGCTTACTGAGCAAAGTTTAGACAGTAAACGACACCTGCAAATACCTGGTAGTTTGGTAAAAATCAGCTACAACGACGAAAAATATGAAAGCCTCATTGCTATCCCGTATACAAAAGAACCGCTATGTGTTCCTAGATACGATCTAACTGAAAGCAAATTTAATCTATTAGTGGTTAGAGCATCTAGTAATAGCCATAACAGCAAATGGTTAGTAGATTTCAAAGATACTACCAGTCGCTATCTGTTGTCTCTTACTGATGGATTTGAAAGACGAAATAGATAAAAGAAAACCGGAACAAGCATAGCTTGTTCCGGTTGCGCTTGGCTCAGTTTACGTAAACGTTGGCTCAGGACGTTCACATGTTGATTATGTAAAAACACAGTGTTCGAGTCTATATAAGATAGGTATAAAATGAAATTTTTTCCAAAAAATGCAAGAACATCTAGTAAAAAATCTGCCAAAACATCTAGGATTAAACCTAGACTACGTATGCTGGATGCAGATTACTGCATAGATTTTAAGAAAGAATTTAATCAAATAATAGACGAAAAATATAGTGACATTTCTAATGAAAATCGACACATACTATGGATTAAAGTAGGCTCAGAATTATTAAATCAATCGCCCACGCTATCAGCAAAGGCAAGGCTCATAAACGCGCTCATTCAGGCTCATAATCAAATCCCATAGATTTTTCATAAACGTATACCAACACAATCATGATGGTCTAGCCATCTAGTGAAAGGATAACGAGCCGGTTATCATACTCACTATCGAGGAATCTTCGAAAGCCTCAGTTGGGAAAATCGTAAAAAAGGACTACGCTCTCCGTGTGACAACACAAGCGTAGGGCACGTATTGCGTTCTGCATAGCATACGTGTGGCTTGGTAAAATCCATAACCGAATGTGGGATAGTAGTATCCCGAGAATTACACCCTTATGCCGGAATTAGGCATTCCGCCGGCTGTTGAAAATCAAGGGTGATGCAGAATGGTGGACGACTCGTCAGAAGCGACCAATTCTCCCCGCAAGGGGAGAAGAATGGCTTCTAATCTTTCAGAATCAACCTATAACATATTAATCGACTACCTGTTTTTCCATTCAGTGCCTCGTAGTGTTTTTCTATCACTTTAGACATAGATTTTCTCTGTTCAGCCGATAACACATGTGCATCATTGAAGCTGAGACCTCCTTGCATATAAAACGCAAGCATAGATAATTCAGTGTTTATCTCTTTTCTATTTCGCTCCATAACAGACAACATCTCATTGATATGAGACGGGTCACCCGTTAGGAGCGTTTGCCGAAAAAACTTGTAGGATCAAAGCTCAGTGGGTCTTGCCACGTATGTCCGCAATTTGTACAAGATACTTGTATTGATTTCATCACACCAATTGAATTTAATTTATTCACTGATTCTATCACTATATCTGATTGTTGCTTGCTTATACTTACAAGCCATTCAGCAATATGTATTGGATCAATGACTGTGATACTTTCTTTATGTATCACAATTTTTTCAATACTTCTTGCCACTAGGTTAAATGTCATTTGTGCTAATCTATCAACACCTTGTGCAAGTAAAGCTGCTTTAGCCATATCATCCATATTAGCACCATCAACATCAATTGCACGTATGGTTTTTTCTTCTTCAAACTCACGTCTAATGAAAAGTTGTCTCATTTCAAAATCATAAGGTTTAACATATACTGTTAGTTT